TATCACCTGATTTATCATCAACAGAAAGAATTTTCAGTCTGTCTGCGTTGGGGTGTGGCTTGCAATCAATTACTTTTGCTATAATAAAATCTTTTAATTTTTCTGATTTGTCTGATCGTTTTGCTGGTGGGACAACAACTCCTTTATCCTTAAGAAAATTATATATGATGGTGTCCCACATCCTTACCTGATAATATACATCCCTGATGTTTACCTTAGCATCATATGCTAGAGCAATAGCAAGTTCTATTAACTTCATCTTGTCCTCTAAACGAGATACAAGTTCCACGTCAATGATATTATAATCAATAAACTTTTGCCAATCTTTTGTATAGAAATCTTTAAAGTTTTCAAACTCATTATGATCGACTTTTCTTTGACCAAGTTCTACAAATGCAATGTGATCTAAACGATATGATTCTTGATTAGTATAAGTAAATTTTTTATACAAGTCAAGATAATCAATAACATTGATTCCTAACATTCTGTAGAATATTTGCTCACGTCCTTTTACTTCTATCTCCTCTCTCTTTACAATACCCCACGGTGACATCATCTTCATTTCTTTCTCACCAAACAGTCTTTCAATACGACCACAAATATATGGTATATCATATCCATCAACGTTCCAACCAGTAAGAATATCAGGAAAATTTTGTATCCAATAATCTAGGAAACAACGAAGCAAATGTTGTTCTCCATCACACAATATAAACTCTACATCATCACGTGTATTTTTATAGGGTCGAGTGCCAAATACTTTTAACTTACGAGTTTGATAATCCTGCACTGTGATACTGAGCATCTCCTCAGCACATTCTTTTACATTAGGAAATCCATTCTCACATGCCACCTCAATATCGAGTGACATAATATTCAGTTTCTTAAAATCGTAATCTACTTCGTCAGGAAACTCTTGAGATATAAACTGATACAAATATCTGTCATAACCATGCACCTCAAAGTTTGGAACTTCTTTATACTGGTCAACAAACTGACGTGCTTCACGCACAGACTCAAACCTTACTGGTTTTGCATACCTACCATCAAGTGTTTTCCATCTAGTTTGTTTTTTAGTAACGACAAAAAGAGTTGGAGAGAACTTAAACTTACGTTGAATACGTTGTCCATCTTCGTATCCGATGTAGTGTATGTTGTCTCCAACCAGTTGTACGTTGGTGTAAAAACTCATTTAGTAACTGTCTCGTATTTCTTTTTCAATTCTGCTGTTGGTGTGACTATTGTAGCAATAGTTTCAGAATAAAGCAATACGTCAGTGTCTGTTGTGTAACGTGGCCATGGTTCTAGTGTACCATCTTCCTTAATCATGTAAGGATCTTGCATGTGACAACTAGGTTCTTCTTCTAGTTGTTCTGCCATGGTAACTAACTCAATACCACTCTTTAATATTATCAAAGCGATTTGCATAATGTTTCTAATTTGCGTAAGTCTTCTTTGTCCCAGATATTATTGTCTTGTTTCTTGTAGTTATATACAGGAGAGATAGATTGCAACTCTGGAACAAATTTTTTTGTTATTAGATTACCAATATACATCCAAGGTCTATATTCGTCAACCCTTATGTTAAAATAGGTAGGACCGTTGAACATAAGATGCTCAAATTGTTGCGTGCCACCTACAAATAATGGGAAGGGTTGTGGAACAAAATCTAGTGTGTATAGAGGAGTTTTTATTGGTTGATCAAAAGTTACAATACCAAACTCACCATTGATTCTTGCAAGATAGTCAACTAAGCATTTACCTATAATAACAGTACCTTTAATTTCAACAAGTTGACTACCATGAAATTCATGGTCTGTTGTATATGATAGAATTAAATTATCATCTGTGTCATATAATTTAAGTTTCCTCATCTTCTAAAGCTGCTTCTGCATCTTTGAATATCTGTTCCATGTCTATGTCTTCATCACGAACACCCGCCATAACTTCTTCATGTTTTTTGAAATTCTCTTGGTAATTCTCTTCTTTAATTGCCAATACATATTGTTCAGTAATACTATCCAAAGGATCGTATGCTGTAATAACATGTCCTGCAGGAAGGAAAAAATCTTTTTCTTTACTTAAAGGTGCCCATGGAAACCATGATAGTTGATAACCTTTTTCTCTATTAAAAACAATATCCCCTTCGTCAGATACAATTTCTAAACGAAAAGGTTTATGTAACTTAAATCCTATAGACTCTTTAGTCTCAGGATCTACTAACTCTTGAACTTCTGTAATTATCTCTTCATTAGATCTCAATAATAAAATCTTTATACTCATTCTACAGATCCACCCATTTTCTGAACATTCGTAATGTATGTATCTCTAAGACTAGGGACTGGTTCTAGAATAGTAACAACAACATTTTGGTTCAATGGTATTCTGACGTCAGGAGATAAAGGACACCATGGTGCATAGTGAACTTTTACTTCTGGATCTGTTACAACTCCTGTCTTGTCCATTTTAGGTTGATCATACTCAACTTTATATGGGAAGTTCATAATATATGCCTGTCTCTCTTTAGTATCAGGATTAACTGCTTCTTGTAGATCGCATATTACGTTATCGCCATTAAACATAACAACAACCTTTACTCTCTCAGAATTTACGAGATGTTCTGTAGTAGCAGGAGGAGTAATATTGATGGGTTCCTTCTTCTTTCTTGCCATGTCAAAAATGCTTTTGTTTATATTATAAAGGAGGTATCAACAATTGTCAATACCCCCTATGTATGTTAGATGTAATCTACTCTTTTGTGATGATCTGGAACTACTTTTCCTAATACGATTCTAAGGAGTCCATCTGTAAACTCGACGGATCTAACCTCTGTATTATCGGAGAGCGTCCATGCTCGTTGGAAGGCACGTTGTGCCAATCCTTGATGGACATACGTTCCATCATCCTCTGATTTTTCTTTGCTGCCTTCGACATATATCTTTCCATACTCCGTATAGACTTTGACGTCATCTTGCTTGAAGCCAGCAAGTGCAATTTCAAGTCGTGATTCTTCATTAGAAATGTGTATAAGGTTATATGGTGGGTAACTGGTTTGTGTAGTGTTCCAGAATGAGTCGAAGTCATACCCGATGCTGTTCTTTGTGATCTTATCGAATAGTGATGGTAGATCGGCAGCAGTATACCTTTGAATTTCCATAGTAGTTCTCCTATTATAGCGAGTGTTTAATTTGTCCCCGAAGGCGACACTACTAATTATAACAGCAGACACAAAAAAGGAGGTTCGGTTATTCCTCCTTCTTCTTTCCTATGTTGTATTTACTTTCTAAAGTCCAATCTCCCTTCTCTCTATATGCAAGAACTTTGATTTGACTTAGAGGTGCTACGTCAGCGATACTCTCTTTGCTATTGATTGATACCAAACCCCAGTCACCTAGCAACTGCACTATACGATTCCTACGTTGCACATCATTGAGACTTAGGTTTGCTTTCTTTCCGTCCAGAGCAAACAACTCTTTAAAATGCACAATGTAATACTTACCTTGCTTATGCAGTATGTGACATGATTGATATAGTTTCTTTTCTTTTCTGGATGCTACTCCAATTCTTGTCAGTGTTTCTCTTACTTTAAGAAAGTCATCTGGTTCACGTAGTGCTACCTCTATCATACTGTCGGTAGTCCATGTAACTTCCTCAGTGATCGCAGTCATTTTTTGCCTCCCATGTCATGTTGGTTACGAATAGTTTCAATTTGGGTTTTGGTTAGAAGACTTACTGCGACCTTCGCTTTTTCATTACTATATCCATAGTGTTTTTTAACTAGATCCAAGTCATCGACTTGTTCCTTCTTCAACCAAGGGGAAAATCTTTTTCTCTTCCTCAAAGTATATAGGAAGAAAGAGTACTGCATATCCTTATCAAGGTTACTGTACTTGTTCATTTCATTTGCAAACAGTACAGTGTCTAGATGTCCTGACAAACACCTATTGACAATGTATGGAGGGTAGGATGATATTGTTTCTGGATCTTCTTCTATCAGATTGTTCTTGTTAAAGTTGATAGAGTTCAACCAATCTTTTAGTTCCATTAGAATGTTCTGATAGGACCTACGACACCTGTTCTAGAATTATTGACACGATATATCTGTGTTCTTCCAGACTTAGTTTGAACATGGACTTCTTCGCCCATGATAATTGCTGATTGTGATTCTGGTGCGAATGTAGATAGACCTCCTCTACGTGTATTGTAGAGTTGGCAGTATCCACTAGGCAACACTCTGACTCCTATACTTTCCATAATTAAGACAAATTAGTTCACGACGTTTTGTTTGATCTATCATGTATGTACCTGTAGATCTCATTGTATAAGTATGAGCAAAGTCATACTGATACCACTCCTCGAATCTATGAATGATATCGGGGTGGTTATTATATGATATCATAACATTGCACAAATGTGCATCCATGATATCGGCAAATAATGCATGGTCAAAACCTTTATGCATTTCACCTTTATAACCATAGAGGTTATCTTTTACATTATAAGGTGGATCTGCATATATGAATACATCACTATCATCAGATTGTAACTCACTGTAATCTAAACTTGTAATCTTCCAATTCTTTATTAACTTAGAATAGTATTTGAGATTATTGATACCACGTATGGAGAAGTTGGAATCACTTGCTTGTTTTGAAAAGGAAGAAGATTCAGTAAGACCAGAGAAACTACACTTGTTAATGATATAAAAAGCAACAGCTTTATCTTTGTATCCAATATCCAATTCATTTACCTTCTCCTTAGCATCTAAAAATAATTGTCTAGCAGACCCTTGATCAGGATGTCTTTGTTTTAATTGTATGAGTTGATCATAGAGGTAGTCTCCATCGTCTCTCAATACTAACCAGAAATTATATAATGGTTTGTATAGATCATTGACCCAGATAGGTAGATCAGGATAACGTTTTGTCATCTCGATTGCCATACTACCACCACCTAAAAATGGTTCACGATATTCTGTAATGTTCTCAGGCAACCACTGACATAACTTAGGAACTGCTCTTGACTTACCGCCAGGATATCGTAGTGGTGTTTTCATTCTTCTACTGACTCTAGTTCTTCAATTGCATCTACTGGTACTTCATTACCATCTATACTATACCAATGCTGATTCTCTCTTATGCCTAGGTATGCTAGATCACTAAAGGTATGCTCTCTTAGCATTGCCTGTAATCTCCAATGTATTAGTTCAGACTTTTTCATTGCACTATTGTCATCCCATAATCTTCTGGAGATGGGACAGGAAGATACCAACCATCTGCAGGAGAAGGTCCTGATCTTCTTTTATGTGGCATTTGTATAAGATCAATAGTTTCTTCAAACCACCTGTTCATAGATCTTGCCATAGCACGATAAGAGGTTCCAACATAAAGTTGTCCACTTACAACAGCAACGGTTGCTGCACCCCAGAACATATAATAAAATCTAGATTTCATTTGTGCTCTAATTTTTTCACGTTTGTTAGTCATTTAATAATTCCATTCACCATTTCTTTTTTCATACTTTTTGCGTTGTTGACCTCCTGCTCCTTTTTTCCTGTCATGTTGATTTTCTAGATGAGTACACCAAGATAGATTGTCTACGTGATTATTTCTCGTATCACTATCTTCATGA